TCTCTATATCTAGCATCATAAAAAGACTCCAGGCTCATACCTATGTCGCCACAGACTGTGGCCTGGAGATCATCAAAGGTCAAATCTTTTTTATCGTATCCTCATGATCTGCCGAAGCCGGCTCTTTAGCCAGGTCAGTAGTCATAGTATCGGCTATAGACTTAGTCAGTAGTCCAAAATCGATATCGTCCAGTTCGTTTACAAAATCCTCATAGCTCAGGGCAAATATTTTATTATCCTTTTTACAGCCGGTCTGTATAGCGATATAAAACAGGCCCAGGATATCATCCATTTCCATGTTGAGTATATCCTTTACTGTTTCCAGTGTCTGGTTGAGCGTGAGTTTTTTGGGCCTTGCCCATTTTATCAGAGCTGACATAGTCAGACTGATAGGGTATTTTTGACCTTTGATGATGATCTCTTGCATAGTATTTTGATGATTTTAGTTTAATAGTAATTATGCAGCGGCAGCGATCTCTCCAAATCCCTGAAACTCTACAGATCCGGTATTTGGATCCCCATTGCCAGGGCTATTCCATTCCATATTGCCTACATACGCCTCGCCCTCGTAGCCTTCGCCACCTACAGACGAGTCGGCCATCTTCACGGTCACCTGTGTATCAGCCTCCCATAGAGTAAAAAGATTGGAAAATTTGAACGATGCATCTTTGTCCCATACCCACTGACCGGATATAGACCAGCTTTTGAGCCCCGGTACTTTGCGCACGAAGCCATCAGCATCAGAGCACTGCACATCTTTAAATTCTTTGCCAAGTGATAAGGTGGCAGAGGTAAGGCAGCCTATGGCCACGCCCTCTACATATACTTTCACTTTGTCGCTTGTTAGTATTGTTGCCATTGTGTGTGTTTATTTTTATAGTGTTAGGTGTGAAAAATCATTTTTTTTTAGGTGTTCCTGGCTTTTTCAATTTGCTGTATGGCTCTATGAGCCTCGGCTGATGGGTCTTTTTTGGTCTTTTTGGCTATACCCTGATCTATCAGTGGCTGTGCCTTGTGCTCTAATATATCGGCCGATTGTCCCTTTTTAAAATGTAGATAAATGGGTTTGTACTCCGCAGTCCCATCATTATGAGACATTTCGTAATCGTGATCTTTGATGAATGTGATAAACATGGTATTTTAATTTATTTTAGTATTTAATTCTATTCTTCTTTGTTTTACCAGATCGGTAGGGCAGGCATTATCTGCCAGCCTTTTGGCGATATTACCATCTAATAATCGCTGACCAAGTGAGTCATCTACCCTCATAAATACCCTGGGATTGGTAGCCGGATCTACTGATAGACCGGGCATGTAATCCCATCTTTTTATGACTTCGATTATCATCTGATGTTTTTTAATGTTAGTTTTTTCAATTGTTCCTGCATTACATTTAATGCTTCGTCTTTGCTCTGGTCGTAGCCTTTATAAAAAAATGGCCTTGCTTTGCGTTTCCTGGTACCGAACTCGACAAATCTGGCATACACAGTAGTATCTTTTTTTCCTTTACCCTCTTTTTTGCGGTCCTTTTTAACTCCCACTATCACTGTGCCTGTCCTGGATCCGATATATGGCAATACCCCTATAGACCTACGCAGTCTACCGGTTCGATACGGTGTATTTGCTTTTATAGCTTTGATTACCGGTGCAGCCGCCTTACGCATGGCATCGCGTATCTCCTTTGGGCTATAGTTTTTGCGTATCTGATCCAGATTTTGCAAAAGGTCATTATATAATGATCTGTCTATGGTAATCATGATGTATGTATCCCCATATTAAAATCCAATACAATGGAATAGTAATCATCTTCATCATCAAAAGTCTCTGTCTGATCCATGTACAGCGAATTACAAATACGTACCGTATTGTATACGCCCTCAGCCAATCTATCAAGAGCCGACCTTACAGTAGTAGCGATCGCCTCACAGTTAGTATAGTCCTTTGACCATACATGCACCCGTACACGGGTATAATCTAGCTTACTGGCTGCATCTTGCGTGTTAGTAGGTATGATCGATATTTTATCAAATACCACATACGGATCTGACGACTGCAATACAGCCTGTGGAGCACGGACCGGATATATTCTATTACTAACCAGGCTATTTAGCCCTGAGTGATTGGATAAAATATAATATATGGCCTTGCTTATATTCATCTTCTATATTCTGTCACTATTTCATGGTAATGCCTTCGCCCTAATTCATTTATCTGTACTATATCATACACCTGACTATCATATACGATCCTGTCTTTTTCGGTAAGCCCCGTCACATATCGGGTGGTAAAAATCACCTCCCTTGATGCAGTTTCTTTTTGAGCACTCCCTTTTTCAGATCCTATATTATTATGACCTACTTTTGCATACCTCGTATACAGCAGATCCCAGGTCGGTATCTCAGCTCCACTCCCGTCTCTCGATGGTGTGGCCCGCTCTACCCTTATGAGCCTGTCCGTTATTTTCGGTACATAGTCAGTAGTTTTCATAGTCCAGTGGTGTACATATAGTTTATATATGGCAGCAATAGCCTGTCACTTGCTATACTCATCGGGCTCTGCCTGTTACCAGCAGCCTCGTCAGTACGGAAATCATATTTATGCCTTGTCTTTAGCTGTATAGCGGCCAGTATTTCATACGGTATAGTACCAGCCGTGCCATATCCAGCCACATACGTGATCTGTATCGCATCAGGCCGGCCATACACTTCTGGAAAGGTCACACCGGTACGCAGCTTTATCGCATCCAGTCCATATTCTTCATGTATATAGATCCAGTATTGATCAGTAGCCAGCTCAGTGAGCACATTATCCGTATTGTAGTACTTTATATGGGTCAGCATCGCCACCGGGCACCACCTATGCATATAGGCATTATCCCAGGTAGCCATAGTGTCCCGTACAGTACGCGGCATCAGTGCACGTTGCATTTTTTGCTCACATTCCGATGTCGCTGCCTCGATAAAAAAATTGATCAGGGCATCTTCCTCGTTACCACTCACCTGCAAAAACTGCTTAGCCCCATTCAAGGTGATAGGCAGATCTGCAGGTGGTATGATAACTTTTGATGAACTCATGAATAAAAAACCAACTTTACTTTACTTTTTACCAATTTTTTTACTTGTGTTTTCGACCTTGCCGAGATCAGCAGACGCGGTACGTACCTGGTCGGATTCGATGCATATACCATCAGATATAAATTTCCCAGCAACTTCTTTTGGCAAATCATATAACTTGCCTGGCTGGTAAGTGACCCCATCGTATATACACCCTACTTTAAACTTATACATGATGATATTTTTTTTATTATGATATAATCAGGTGCTTCACTGCTTTGGTCACAAAAAGATCTCCGTCAAATGCAGCAAATCCCATCCATGCCTTTTCCAGTGTGCCCATATAAGCCTCATTGAAAGCAAAAAGCTCATATGATCCCACCTGGCGTATTCTATACTTTTTAAAATCACCAAACAGTACAGGCTTTAGCCCTGTAGTAGCAGCAGGCAACCAGTCATTGATATAAACCGGATGGCCTTCTAATCTGTCAGGCATACCTTTAGTAATATCTCCTAATTGCCACATCGGGCGATCGTCACCGGTGCCAAATGCGAGCTGCATTATGGCTGATGCGTTGGCTGAGTTAAACATATAGGTACCATTGTTTCTATATGCCTGGTCTACACTCATTTTAAGCTCTACCAGTTTGTTTCTGGTAATGCTTGCTGAGGTAGCCCCCAGGGTAGATGCGGTATGTACACCACGTGGTTTGCTTGATCCATCACCTGTGGTAAAATGCTCATCTGTACCTATCTTCATTCTCTGAGCCAATGTATCCCTGATATATGATACCAGGTCATATTTTGAGTCTCTGATTACTTGTATAGATGCTTTTATCAAGCCTGTGCTATACATGTAACTATCCAGCTCCACCTTAGCAAAAGAGGTATCTTTTATACCCACTGCTGATGCGTGCTCAGCTACTATGTAGGCTTTTTCGGTATCTTCACCAGTCACCTGGATCAGTTTATTACCATTTGCTGTATTAAATACATCAGCAAGGCCGTAGATAGTACCGTAGGTAGTCATTATTTTCAGGATATCATTTTCCCACTCAGTAGGGATCAGGTATCCACCGAGGCTATCCGTGCCGGTAGTCTGCGGATTTGTACCACGTTGCTCAGTTACAATACCTTTTTCAAGTACTTGCATGTGTTTCATGTCTGTACGCTCCCTTTTCTGCAACCATTCACAGAAAGATCTTTCGTAGCTATCAGCTTTAGCGTCTGCTACTCGATCGACTATGCCTTCTGTCATATCGTCTACGAGTTTCATCCTTTTTTCGTTTTCGGCTTGCTGCTTCAGTGATTCGACCTGTGAATACATAGTATTAAATTGGGTTTGCTCATCGGCACTCAACGACCTTTTTTCGTTGTCGGCCCTGCTTTTGAGATCGCGCATTTGAACGGCAATGTTTTGTCTTTGCTCATTCAATTCATTTAAAGTAGGCATAGTGTGTGTTTTGTTTTTTTGTGTGTTTGTTGAATAAAAATTTTATTATTAAAAATCAATCTCCGCTACCATTAGCCTTAGATTAATGTCATTTTGATCTGGTTCCTGTATTTCTGGTATTTCCGGTGCTTTGGCCTCCGCTTCATGTATAGATCTGGCAAATCGCTCTGATACGGTGGCGCTGGTCCCTTTATAGGCCGGAAAAGGCACCATAGAGAGCTCATATACATTATTAAAATCGGTGATGGTACGTACAGCCAGCCCATCGGAGGCTTTACTGATTACCTCGCCTAGCCCATCTGTAGGCAGGTCAAACATAAATGAGCACTCATCTACATCAGTCCTTTTTACAGATTCTAGCTCATATTGTCTGCTTTCCGGCATGGTCAACTCAAATGCCAGACCCTTAGAGTCAGTATATATCTTCAGTGTATCCGATGCTGATCGCCTGTATCTGCCCAGCACTATGTCGATATTATGATTCCAGCACATTTTGATATCACTGCGCTTGATTGCGCTATCAAATGCACCCGGAGCGATTTCTTCGTAAAATTCATCACCGTATTTTGACCTTATTTTAGTCCGGGTATTATACAAAGCAGCGTACCCCTTCACCGTACGGCTATTTTGCTCATTTTCTGCCGCTCTGATCTCTAATCCACCGGCATAGGCCCGTTTTTCTATATTTTCTGGCTGTATTGGTGTATTTTGTGTGTTTTGTGTGCTCATTTGGTGTGTTTTAGGTGGTTTTGTCCGTGTTTTTGTCCATTTTTGTGTCCTCATTTGGTTTTAGTTGGTTGTTTTTCCCTACCATAGCCTCAGTAATATTGCCCAGGTCTTTCATGAAAGCCATATTAGTCATCACCAGCAGGTCATCACCACCATCTATGGCAGGCATATTTTCATATTTTCTGGCCTCATTTGGGGTCATTATGCCATTTCTTACCAATACCTCGATCAGTTTTGCCCTCCTTTCAGAGTCAGCCCTTAGATGGGCATCAAAATTGAACTCTACGAAATATTTATCCCTATTTTCGGGTGTAAGCCAGTACTTTCTATTCTTTTCAGCCTCCATGCATTTTACCCGAGGGCGTAGGGTATGGGTCACATAGTCGATGGCTTCCTGCTCACGATTATTATTACTTTGCCTGGTATTATCCCCATTCATCACAGGTGGTATCCTCAGCATTTGATTTATCTGCTTATCAGTCAGATTAAAGGCATTGCCCAGCTCTGCCTCTGCCGGTGTAGCTGAGATCCGCTGGTATTTCATATCAGATCCTAGTATCGCAGTGCCGCCTCTATTGTCCTGGTTTCTTTTTTGCCACCATGCCCTGATCTTATTCCATTGGTCATCGGTAAGACTTGCCACAGTGCTTAGTATTCCAGTCACATGGGCCCCATTCGCGTAAAACTCACTGGCATACTCCTGGGTGGCCAGCATGCGCCCCACAGCCTCCATGCAGACTAGGATAGGACTACGACCAACTATTCCATTTAGGGTATTAGCGCGGCCATGCTCTATATCGTCATGTTCCAGTATCTCTTTTTTGTGACCGCCTACCAGGTCGCGAGTACTTACCTCATACCATATTTTGGGCTTGGTATTATGCTTTTTTATTACTACATCTTTGTAATCGAGTGGTATGATCGCCTCTATCCCATTTTGCCGACTTCGATATATCCGGTTAAAATAGTTGCCGGTACTTTCCAGGCTGAGTGAGTTAGCCGCTTTCAGATCATAGGAGCTCATCATTTCATTAGGCTCCATTTTGAGCAGTTGACGGAGCTTGCCCGTCTCTACCGGGAATACTCCGTCTTTGGTGCGCTCGTATACGATCAGTGGCAGTGATGCGATATCTTCGTAGATGATGCGGTATGCCCCAAACAATGCAGGGAGTCCCATCGTATTCTCTATGGTCACATTCTGGCCAGACTTAGATCTATTGCCTGTGAGCTCCATCAGCCATTGCTGTGGATTGCTCAGCGTACTCAGCTCAGATCTTTTTTCTAATCCCAAAAAAGACAATAGTCCCATAAGTGTGATGAGTGTGTTCATACCTCACGGGTACAAAAATGGGATAGACTACGGTTTTAAATTTCGTTTTTTTGTGAAAATTGGGGTGTGTATGTAGCCGTTTGTAATCGGTTTATATCAATATTCTTTTTATTCCAAAATCACTTTTCCTTATTTTACACATTCTGCCATCGTTTTTATGATGGAATACGATCCCCTCTATTTCTGCTATAGAAAAATAAGCCTTTAGTCCTTCAAAAGAAAAATTATTTAATTGCAATTTATCTACTCCGTGGCGGAGTAATAAATGATTATGTAACTTTTCAGGATTACCTTGTATTTTAGGCCCACATAGTTCATAGGTGCCATCCCTTTTTATGATCATTAAATCAAATGCTTCAAAATACCATTTGTCTGCACTGTTACCCCTTTCGCATTTTACCCAGTGAGGCCAGTGACCCGTTTTTTCATCTGGATCCTGGCATGGTATTGCATTGGCAGGGACTTGCTTCCCTTTTTTTACATCATACCTTTTGTATAGTTCCCCGTCAATTATAGCAGCTGCAGTACCGTCATACTTACGTGTGGGGATCCCTTCTCTATTTATAACCCATTCATTACCTGGGTTTATTTCATTTATTACCCTGCTTAAATCATTAGGGTCTTTTTTGTAAAGTGTAGTAATTTTTTTCATTTTATTTTTAGTTTATAAGTTTACCTGTATTAATACAATATTCCCTACTATCCCTAAATGACTTATAGGACCTGTACGGCCTCTTTTTATATACCTTTTCCCACGCTCTCGATAGTATCTCATAGGTCATCTCAGGGTACACACTGGGCATATGTATCTCATTATATGTCTTTATAAAATCTATTTTGTCGTTTGATATCATTTTAAGGCATTTTTAGTATTATTAGTCCAGCCATTCCCCCCGGAAATTAAAGGTATCATCCTGGTGTCCCATCCACTCACCTATACCCATGATCAAAGTAATCACCCCATCTATTTTATCTCTTGATTTTGATTTATCAGGCTTCATGTATTCCCCATTATACCTAATCACCACATTCTCTATATTCCATGCCAGCACAGGATTACCCATATGATTGAGCATACCGGCAGTAGCCATCTTTTCAAGGAATTGCGTAGGCTTATGCCACAATTTAAAGTTTTGAGGACTCCAGGGATTTATATTAAACCCATCAGTTGCAAGGTCCTGCGCAAACTGTGACGCGTTCCACTCATCATAGGCTATTACTTTTATATTTACTATTCTAGATACTTCATTTATTCGCTTTCTTATAAGTTGGTAGTCTAGCACATTCCCTGGCACCAGAGACACATATTTTTGGTCTACCCATGTGATGTAATCGGCTTCATTCTTAGCTTTGCGACTATTTGCCTTTTCCTCAGTCACCCAGTAGTCTATCAATATATCCGCTGTTTCCTCTTTATTTTTAGAGCTATCTATCGGGTCAGTATATCCATCACCATTAGGAAATATATATGCCACAGGGAGCAGGTCGTTATAGTTTGCCAGATCTATTGCAGCAAAGCAATTCCTCCCCCTGTAGTATTCCAGATCCCTTTTTTCTTTATCCCCTTGATCCCATATATGTGCTGGTATAAATACCGTCTCCGCTTTGGTCCACATACCCAGGTGCAACCTTTTAAATATATTCAACTCCGATGGGAATTGTTTCGCTTTATTAGCCTTTTCTTTAAGGTAATCCAATTTTACAGTATGCCCCAATCCAGGATTAGCTTTATACCACGTAGCCTCATCAAATGGATCGTCATTCTCATCGGCTTCAAATATTAATGGGTAAAATGTATCATCTTTTATATTACCACTAAGTATCCCTTTTGCATATTTATAATATTCGTATGCAGGCGTATTCCTGTCATATCCAGGCGTAGTAATAAAAATTATAATAGGCTCATCCTTTGTTGCTACTGATGTAATTAAAGCTGGTATTACCTCTTTTTGTTTTTCGGTAGTAAGTGCCCACAACTCATCGATTATCACCACATCTGCATTTTTGCCGTGCAGCCTGGCCCCATCTGATGCAAGTACCTTTAATTTAGCCCTGGTTTTAGGTCTCACTATTGTACGGCTGAATATCTCGCATCCGTTTTTTAGGATCTCATTTTGTTCTATCTGTGGCTTTAATATGTCAGTGAATAACTGGTCGGCCTGATCCCTGTCTGCTGCCGCTATGTAATATTCTGTTCCTAGTCTTTTAGTAGTAAAAAAAAGAAATTTTACTATTGATCCAATACCTGTAGATTTATTATTTTTTCTGGCTACCTGTATAAATAATGTCTTATATCTCCGCTTACCATCTGATTTTTTTTTCCACCCAAAAAAATTCCTTATATAGTCTTTCTCCCAGGGGAGCGGATCTATTGGCATACCTGCCAGCTCACCTTTTGCGTGAGTGTCAAACTCTTGTATAAATTCTATAGGAAGGTTTGCAGCTTCCTCGTCAAAATAATACAATTCATTATCAGATGTCGAACTTTGATTTTTTCTTTTCCGGCTCAACTGGCTTTGTATTTATTTTACTTTGTGAAAGTGGACTAAATCCAAACTCTTTGGATAGTGATAGCATTAAACTATTGGATGCATTCATTACCTGTACAGCTGGGTTTTGTTTTATTATATCTCCTTTTTTTGTTTTTTGTATTATTACAATACCTTTAATCCTAACTTGATTTAATGCATCTTCAAACATTCCGTATTGTACACAGTATGAGTATATTAAAGGGAGTCCAACTTCATTGAGAGCATTAGCTGCGGCTAATGTTTTTATAATATCTATCCATACTGTTTGTTGTGCTTTAGTAAATTCTTTTGGGGGATCTGGTAAAAATCCAATTGGTGCCATAGTAAGACTCTTGCTATCACGATCCTTTCTTAATGTCCCCCTGAGAGCCTTAATATGT